ATGCGTTAGAACGCACCTAAAGCACCTCTATTGCCTTATTAGGACTATAAACAGCATACCAACTGCAAACAGCATTAGGTATTTCTCCCAATCACCTTTTCCCTTGGTCGCAATCTTGGTGTTAATATACTTGGTTACTTGCACCGTATCCGGCAAGCACGTTGCTTGCAATCGGATGGTATCAAAGTTTCTAACAATCTTAATCCGAATGTTGTCCTTTTGGACAACTACGGTATCTACATTGTTAAGCGTGAGCGTATCCCATAAGTTACGCTCCTTGGTAACAATAGTCGTGTCCCACTTCGTTTGCCAAACATTCGCACCCTTCTTTACGGCTTGGCGCAAATGGTATTCAGCAGAGCAACTACCCAGAGCAAGACTCGCAATCAGGATTATCAATGCTGCAAGCAGGGGGTGTGGGTAGTTCTTCGAGTTCATTTAACCAGTCGTTAAAATTGGACGTACTTTGTTTTTCCACCTTTCTTGATTGCTTTTAATACTTCTCCTTTGTTGTTATTAGCGTCGTAGGCAACGTGAATCCACTTCGGTTGAGCATCGGTACCAAATTCCCAAATAAGTTGCTTAAACGGCAGATTCTTGCGTATGTACTTAAATACAGCAGCCATATCCTCGCATTGAATATCGGCTGCTCTACCGTGTACGTGGTCGGATGTTGCGCTACCGCCAACGGCAGAGTTTACCCCTGGTGAACGGAAACCACTCGTTACGTTTATTACTCCGAACTTATCCCGTACCGGTTGCAGGACTTTCTGTACCAATAGTTTTAGATTTCGGATTTCCTCTTGGCTTGGATTGTTGGGCAAACCGGTATCCGTATCCGTAAATTCCGAAAGTATAAAGTCCCTTGAAAGTCGCATAGGTTATGTTTTTTGTCACTTTTAAGACCCATTAGGTGCTTTTTATTGCTCTAATGATGGTTTTATCTGCCTTGACCCCGATAGGCCTTACTCGTCGACTTTTTGTTTTGGCTTTTTGTGTGCCGTCCGAGTTTTCTTTTGGACTTCTTGATTTTGGTTGTCTCCTTCGCCATCTTTACTCATCATTAACGCAAACCCACCCATAATAAACGCACTAAACTCCGTTAGAGACGCTTTCTCAAACCAAACGAGGATACCCCCGAATGAAATTAAGATAAGCCCTATAACGGTAGTTTTTGGATTTGCAAAGATTCTATTTATCATTTTTAATATCTCGGTTCCAACGCCACAACGTGTACACGAAAGAGGTGGTCATTACGAACAGACCCGCTATTTGGTGCACCTCGGCAATCGTTAATCCTCCAACGGCTAAACTCCAAGAGGTCGCTACTGCGCTTGTGCTATCTGTTTTCATTCTTCGATTGGTGCTGGAGGTTGGCAGTATGCTGCTTCGGGATTCGCAACGCAGTATTCTTGGGCGTAAACTTCCTCCCAACCCGCAAAGATGTGAATGCCACAAGGCGCAGGCCACACAACCGAATCAGCATAGTCGGCAAGTGGCTCGTTTTGCCAAAGGATGTCAACGGCATAGTTGGGATTCTCGCTTACACAGACCTGCTCTCCCTGCTCGTTTGTCTCCCATTGGGTACAGATATGCCCCAACTCAACTACGGCCACTACGAGGTCTGTATTCCACGTGGTCTCGGTGATGCCATCCAGTGAGATGGTTGTTGTTTCTATTGCTTGCTTGGCTGTTGCCCAGTCAGCAAATTCGTATTTGTTGAATGTCATAGTAAGTAAGTAAATAATCCTCCCAAAAGTGTTGCAATCAAATCCTTGTAGTCAAATCCTCCGTAGCGTATCTCGTCTATTAATTCCTTGCCTGCTGCTGCGACAAGAACGACCAACATACTACCCGAAATAAGATAAAGTATTGCACCCCCTACGAAGTGCAGTACCTTATCAAACGAAGTCCAACTGCTCATAACGTGGTAAGTTCTGCCAGTTGGGCGTTGGTTAGACGGGTCTTAAATAGGAGGGCTTGCTTTGTAGATGAACTCCAAATAAATGGGGAGCCCGCTTCGCTATATCCCCCTACTTCAATTTGCGATAAGCCAGATGGAACAGTTCCGCTCGTATCGGAACCCGCTTGCGTTCCATTAACATAAAAAACAAAGTCGTTATTTTTATATGCTGCCGCAAACTTTATATTTTGCCCAACAGATAAACCGCTAAGGTCAATTCCCACTTGATTAACTGCGCCACTCCATACCTGCATACTTATTCCAGTTGAGGAAAAAGTTTGTACATAAATTGCATTTGCATAACTTCCCGCTACGCTGCAAAACAAGTGCATTAAAGGCGTTACTCCAGTAAAAGTAAACTCACCAAACAAAGTCCCCTCCGTCTGCCCAATTAGCGAGCTAATTCCCGTCTTACTGGCAGCATCGGCCACACGGGTAACACTTGCGCCCAGCGTTGGAATGTAAGAGGTGGCGTAGGCTCCTGCTTCCAACTGCCAGCCGTAGAAGTACCCAGCAGTCAAGCCGTTAGTACCAGCGTAAGAAATGCTATTGTTGCCGTTAGCAGCATAGATAGCAATACCTCCAGCATTTGCTTCGGCAGTAGCAGTAATGGTGCAGCGATACCATCCGTTTCCGTATGGCGTAATGGTTGCCGTTGCTCCAGCGGTTACCGTTCCGACTACGCCAGTATTTAAATTAAAATACGCCAGCACGTTAGTGTTCCAGTACATCTGCAAGGCAAACCAATCTCGGCTACCCTTTTTAGCAAAAACCGAAGCGGTATAAGATTGTGCGCTAAACGTAGTAAGCCCGAAGTTAAAGAATGCGTGAGCGCCATTAGTGGTATCCTCAATAAGAGAATCAGCATTCGTGTATCCATCGGGAGAAGCTACTACATTGCTTCCGATTGTTGCGTTGGCTTTAGTGTATGCGTTAGCTTGCTCTGACCAAGTGGCAAGATTAGTCCGCTGGGGTTCAAGCAACAGGCGAGGGCAAGTACTATTCAAGTAGTCCAAACGGGGTAACCCACTAACAGGGCCAACGCTTACCGCTGCGGTGGTGGTGGGTATGTAGGCTGTTGCTACACCAGTTTCAACCTGATAGCCCCAAACATAAATTGACTGCCCAGTTCCAGCGTATGAAATAGTGCTTCCGTTAGAAAGTGCTATATAAACATTCCCGCTACCGCTTGCAATAGTTGCCGTAAAAGAAACCCTGTACCAGCCGTTGCCTGCTGAAATAATACTTCCAGCACCGCTTACGGTTCCATTGGAAAGATTGAAAATTCCAGAGCTAAAAAAATTAGCCCCATCGTAAATATAAATAGAAGCGTGACTTAAAGTATTGGCTTTTGCATATACGCTTATGGTATTTTCTCCAGCTGTAAGGGATAGCGATTGATATGTTATGTGGATGTCGTTTGTTGCGTTATCCGTTAACGTATCTGCTGTGGTAGTACCATCGGGAGCCGTTGTGGTGTTAGCGGTAGCCGTTGCATTGTATTTTAGCCAACTTGCATTTTCAAAAGTTTGGCTCTGTAAAACAAGATTCGTCCGCACCTTCTCAATAAGGCCATTTGGCCCAACACGGGTAGCACCCGAAGCACGGGTAAAAGTCAAATCGCCAGAGCCATCGGTCGGCTTCTCTGCGTAAATCTTGCTTGTCTTATAGCCGCTTGGAATTACTACCAAACTTGCATCATCGTAAAAACTTGACATTAGTTAAAGTTTAATTTATCAATAGCAACAACTAAACACTCGTACCCTTCGGTGGTTCCGCTATCAGCGGCAACACGAGCAACATACGCATCCGCATATATATAAGCATTACCAAAGCAAGTAGGTACGTCTCCTATTGCCCTCGTATTGTAATCCTCATCTCCCCAATTAGAGGAGCAGTAGATATTGCCCCAACCGATGCTATTTGCCATTTTCCAGGTACTTTTTTAATTTAATTAGATTCTCGCTCTTTACCTTATAGCACCCACGAGGCCGGGCGGGAATCTCGGTCGGGGTAGATGTCTTCGTTGACGTTTTCATTGTATTCCGGAAACAAGGATTGGTTGAAGCTCATATAGTCAATAAAACGCTCCGTGTAGTATTTTGCTATCGTGCGTTCCTTCTCAACTAAATAATCAATTTCTATTTTTTCTGCATTAACAGAGTTTTCGCTCGTGTGCTTGTACACACCCCCATTGGCTACCGTGTAAGCAGCAAACGGCAGATATTCTACCATAGCGAAGTGTATAAGCATTGGCTGTAAGTAGTCCGTTACAAGGGATAGGTAATTACCTGCAAGCGTATTGGCGATAATATCCGAGGAAATCTTATCGTACAATTTCGTACCCGTGTAATTCTGAATGTGAATTTCTTGGGCAATCTTGATAAATTGGATAAACTTATCCGTATCGACGTTACCGGAAATAACCGTATTGCGTACAATATCCTCACGCTTGATAAAAAGAGCAGTTGGCATTACTTTCTTGGCTTTAAAAATCCTTCGTGCGGCATATCTACAGGACGCTTTGCAACCTTTGGGTTATTCGTCTCTGGCTTGACGCCTGCCTTACGAGCTTGGTTTACCGATACGTCTGCATTCGGGTTTTTAGCATCTGGAGTTACGCCTTCGGCTTTTGCTAAATACGTCTTACGCATCCAAAAGTGGTGGCAACGTGCGCCGCCTTTGTAGAGCCATATATCGTATGTTGCTGCGCCATTAGGCCCGAATCCTGCGTTAACCTCCTGCTTACGCATACGCATAATATCCTCCTTGCGGTAGACCTTCTTTGCGTTTACCATTAACTTACAGAACTCACGGCTGTTTGCTTTGGTTGCTCCCGGTGCGTAGGCATAACGAATCTTGTACTTACGGCCGTCTTTGGTTTCGCCGTCTTGCTCGCTCTTTGCGTTTGGGAAAGCATCCCCGGTCTTGGCGAACTTTAAGATAGAATCTAAATACTCCTCTTGCTCGTAGTCAACCGGGCGTTCGTCTACCAATTCCCATTCGTCCAAGTCCTCGTCTTCGCCAAACTCGTTCAACGCTTCAAACATTCCGTTAAGAACCTCGTCGCTCACGTCGGCAGAAAATCCAAACCCGCTGCTTTCAATACCGGTAGATTCCTCCACCACGTCCGAAGGGGCAACAACGTCCTCCTTAAACTCCAACGGCTGCAAGGTCTTAAAATAGACGTTTAGAGACGCTCCGTTAAAAGATAGGACTGTTTCTACTGCATCGAGTAAAACCTCTTGTAAAGGGCGGATAACGATGTTATCGAACAGAATAGAAGCGGTCTTTAATTCGTCGGCATTGTTTCCAAGTCCGGTTTGGTCTTTAATACCCAAAAGCATCGGGCTTGTTACCCGGTGGCCTACCATAATCTTCTTCGTACATTCCTCGGAAAGGAATTGGTACTGCTCGCTTGCGTC